GCGAGCAGGCTGCCGGCCGGGGCGCGGACGGCGAGCTGGCCTTCCAGCGCAGCGAGCTGGCCCGCGTCAGCCGCGAGCGCGCCGAGATCAAGCTCGCCCTGGAGCGCCGCCAGTTCGCGCCCGTGGCTCTGCTGGAGCAGGTGCTCGCCACCGTGGGCCGCAGCATCGTGGGCGTGCTGGAGCCGCTGCACGTCAACCTGCACCGCCAGTGCCCGGCCCTCACGGCTGAGGACCTGAAGCTCATCCAGCTTGAGATCTCGCGCGCATGCGACGTGGCCGTGCAGGCCTCGCTGGCCATGCTGGACGCCGAGGACGAAGCCGAAACCGCCGCCGCGCCCGGCCCCGACGTGGACGCCGCCGCCGAGGCCGAAGCCTACGGCGACGAGGACGACTGAGCCGCCCGCCGCCCGCCCGCCGCCCGCCCCAACCATGAGCGCCCGCGACCTTCCGCCCCACATCCAGCGCCAAGTCTGGCTGCACCAGGCCGCAGAGCTGCGCCGCAGCATCCGCGCCGCCGTGGCCAAGGGCCTGGAGGCGATGAAAACGCCCGAGCCGCTGACCCTGGACGAATGGGCCGAGCGGCACTTCTACCTCTCCGCCGAATCCAGCCAGGGCGAGAAGCGCTGGCAGAGCTACCCCTTCCAGCGCGCCATGCTCGGCGCCATGGGCGATGACGACATCGAGGAGGTTGACATCCGCAAGAGCGCGCGGGTGGGCTACAGCAAGATGCTCCTGGCCAGCATCGGCTACGACGCCCAGCACAAGCGCCGCAACCAGGCGCTGTGGCAGCCCACCGACGGTGACAGCGACGAGTTCTGCAAGGCCGAGCTGGAGCCCATGCTGCGTGACGTGAAGGTCATGCAGACCGTGTTCCCCCGCTTCATGGCCAAGAGCAAGCAGAACACGCTCAACATGAAGAAGTTTCTGGGGTCCATCCTGTACCTCAAGGGCGGCACCAGCGCCGGCAACTTCCGCCGCATGACGCTGCAGAGCGCCAAGCTCGATGAGTTCGACGGCTTTGACCAGAAGATCGAGAAGAGCGCCGACCCCTTCACCCTGGCCTGGAAGCGCCTGGAAGGCGCCACCTACCCCAAGATCATCTGCGGCACCACGCCCCGCATCAAGGGCCTGAGCCACATCGAAAAGCGCGAAGCCGCCGCCGATGCCCGCCTGCGCTTTCACATCACGTGCCCGCACTGCCAGGTCGAGCACCCGCTGGCCTGGGGCGGCAAGGATGTGCGCCACGGCTTCAAGTGGGACGCGCATGACCCCGAAGGCACCGTGCGGCACCACTGCCCGCACTGCCACGGCAGCATCACCCAGGCCGATTACCTGCGCCTGTGGCATCAGGGCGTGTGGGTCAGCGAGTGCGGCAACTACCGCGCCCACGGCCAACCCTACCGCTGGACGGATGGCACGGGCGCCGCGCTGCTCAAGCCCCCGCGGCACGTGGCCTTCCATGTGTGGACGGCCTACAGCCCGCAAACCACCTGGGCCGCCATCGTCCGCCAGTTCCTCCAGTGCATGAAGTCCAAGGCGGCCGGCGACAACGCGCCGCTGGAAGGTTTTGTCAACGAGACCCTGGGCGAGACCTGGGAAGAAGAGGTCGAAAAGGCCGAAGCGCACGAGCTCCAAAAGCGCGCCGAAGACTACCCCCTGCGCCGCGTGCCCGTGGGCGGCCTGCAACTGGTGGCCGGCGTGGACGTGCAGGACAAGCGCTGGGAAGTCACCGTGTGGGCCATTGGCCGCGGCAGCGAGATGTGGGCCGTGGACTACCAGGTCATCGACGGCAACCCCGCTGACGAACGCGAATGGGAAGAGCGCCTGCACCCCTACTTGCAGGCCCCGCTGACCCACTGGCACGGCGCGCCGATGAAGATTGCCGCCAGCGCCATCGACACGGGCGGCCACTTCACCCATCAGGCCTACAACTTCTGCCGCCTGCACCACGGCCACAAATACTTCGCCATCAAGGGCGACAGCAAAGAGGGCATGCCCATCAAGGGCCGCAGCAGCAGCCAGGACGTCAACTGGCGCGGGCGCATCGTCAAAAGCGGCGTGCGGCTGTGGCTGGTGGGCACCGACACCGCCAAGGACAACCTGTTCGAGCGCCTTCGCGTGCAGCGCCCAGGCCCCGGGTACATCCACTTCAGCAAGGCCCTGCCGCTTGAGTGGTTCAAGGGCTTCACCGCCGAGGTGCGGCGCATCGTGCGCACCAGCAGCGGCGAAAAGGTGCGCTGGGTGAAGACCACCGCCCGCAACGAGCCGCTGGACACCACCGTCTACGCCCTGTTCTCCAGCCAGATGCTGGACCACCACAAGCTCAGCGACGCGCAGTGGAGCCGGCTGGAAAACGACCTGCTGCCCGATCTTTTTGCGCCCTTTGACGCCACCAGCGCCACCAGCGCCACCGCATCCCCTCAGCCGCCCACCGCTGCGTCGCTGCCACCGCTGGCCCCGGGCCAGATTGAGGTGCGCGACATCACGGCCGCGCCCGCAGCCCCGCCAGCGCCCGCACCCCCTGCCGTGGCAGCCGCCGTCGCCACGCCCCGCCGCCGTCCGCCACCGCCGCCATCCGCCCCGGCGCCGCTGGTCAGCCCCTTTGCCAAGCCTGAATGGAGCGCCCGCCTGTGACCAGCACCGCCCTGGACCCCGCCTACGCCAACCCGGCCGTCACCGTCACCCCGCGCGACGACCCTTCGCACACCCCGGCCAGCACGCGCCAGAACTCCGCCGCCCTGCTGAAGGTGGACATCCGCGACGTGCTGCAGGCCGAAATCGGCATGAACGAAGCCTTTGCCGACCTCGTCAGCGACGCCCTGTGCCGCGGCCTGCGCAACCGCTGGGGCGGCCGCGAAATCTACGTCCCCGCCGAAGACATCGCCGAGCGAAACGACCGCATCCGCCAAGCCTGGCGCGGCAACAACGCCAGCGAAGTCATGCTCCGCTTCGGCATCAGCAAAGCCACGCTGTACCGGGTGCTGAATGACCGCTGACCCCCAAAGTCTCATTCCATGGGTAGGAATGAGACAGCCACACCGATAGGCTGGCCGGGCCGCTGCCAGACGGTTGAGCAGAGCCAACCCCCAACACCACCATGACCACCCTTGCCGAAGCCCAAAGCATGGTCACCGCCTACCTGGCGGCCGAGCAAGCCATTTTGGAAGGCAAGGAAGTGCGCATGGGCGGTCCCGGGCTGGACCGTTGGCTGCGGCACGAAGACCTGGCCATGGTGCGCGACGGGCGCAAGGAGTGGGAGCGCCGCGTCACCGCGCTGCAAGCCGCCGCCGACAACCGGCCCACCTTTGGCGGCCTGGGCTACAGCGTGGCCGATTTCAGCGCCCTGCGCGACCGCTGAGGCCACCGCGCCGCCGCCACCCGAACAGGACGACCATGGCCGACCCGACCGCCCCAAACATCATCGACCGCATCGTCGGCTATCTGAACCCGGCCGCCGGCCTGCGCCGCGTGGGCGCCCGCCGCGCCCTGGCCCTGGCCGCACCGCCGTATGAGGCCGCCACGCCCAGCCGCACCCGCAAGTTCTACACCGACCAGCGCAGCCCGAACCAACTGGTGGACATGAGCGCCCGCGCCCTGCGCGCCCAGGCCCGCCAACTGCAGCGCAATCACGACGTGTCGCGCGGCATCCTGCGCACCATGGTCAACAACGTCGTGGGCGCCAACGGCATCGGCATCGAGCCGCAGCCGCGCCGCGCCGACGGCAGCATCCACGAGGAATACGCCGCCGCCCTGCGCGCTGCCTGGCGCGAATGGGCGCTGCGCCCTGAAGTCACCCAGCGCCACCACTTTGCCAAGGTGCAGCGCCTGATGTGCATGACGTGGCTGCGGGATGGCGAATCCTTCGCGCAGGAGGTCATGGGCGGCAGCGTCTACAACTTCCCCACCGCCGTGCCGATGGCGTTGGAGATGTTCGAGGCCGACCTCGTGCCCTTCGACTACGAGGTCTTGCCGCGCATCGAGCAGGGCATCGAGCGCAACGCCTGGGGCCAGCCGGTGGCCTACTTCGTCCACAAGCACCACCCGGCTGAAGGCATCGGCCCGGGCCTGAGCTTCAGCACGGGCGACCTCAAGCGCGTGCCGGCCGACCGCGTGCACCACATCGCCCTGCTGGACCGCATCGGCCAGATGCGCGGCATCAGCGAGTTCGCCAGCATCATCACCCGGCTGGAAGACATCAAGGACTACGAAGAGTCCGAGCGCATCGCCGCCAAGATCGCCGCCGCACTCACCGCCTACGTCAAGAAATCCAGCCCTGACGGCTACACCGGCCCGCTGACTGACAGCGAGGGCAACCCCGTGCCGCGCAGCATCAGCATGGCGCCCGGCATGGTCATCGACAGCCTGACCGTGGGCGAGGAAATCGGCCTGATCGACAGCAACCGGCCCAATCCCAACGTCGTCACCTTTCGCCAGGGCCAACTGCGGGCCGTGGCGGCCGGCGTGGGGGCCAGCTACAGCAGCATTGCGCGCGACTACGGCGGCACCTACAGCGCCCAGCGGCAAGAGCTGGTGGAGCAGTGGGTGAACTACGCCACCTTGACGGACGAGTTCGTCGGCCAGTTCATCCAGCCCGTGTGGGCCAGCTTCGTGACGGCCGCGCAACTCAGCCGCGCCGTGCCCGCCCCGCGTGACCTGCAGCCCGGCAGCGCCGATGATGCCCTTTTCATCGCGCAATCCATGCCCTGGATCGACCCCGCGAAGGAAGCCGCGGCCTACGTCACCCTGGTTCGAGCCGGCTTTGCCAGCGAGGTGGAAGTCATGCGCAAGCGCGGCGTCAACCCGCGCGACGTGCTCGAGCAGATCACCGCCTTCCGCGCTGAAACCGAAGCGCGCGACCTGGTATTCACCAGCAACGGCCGCAACGCCGAGTCCGGCGGAAACGCCTCGGCAAGCGATGCCCAGGCCAGCGAGAGCGCAGCACAGCAGGCCGCAGAAGACGCCGCCGACCGCGCCGCCCAGGCCGCCGCCCGCATGGCCGCGCAGGACATCGAGCGCCTGCGCGCTGACATCAACGCCCGCCCGCAGGTGGCACCCGTCGTCAACGTCCACGTGCCCGAGCAGCGCCACGAAGTGCACAACCACATCGCCCCGTCCGCCGCGGCCGTGGAAGTGCACAACCAGGTGCAAGTGCCCGAAACCACCGTCAACGTCGAAGCCGTCATGCCCACCGCCGCCGCGCCCGTGGTCAACGTCAGCAACACCGTCGAACCCGCCCCCGTCACCGTCCACAACACTCACCCGGCCCGCGCCGTGCAGACGGTGGAGCGCGACGACAACGACGAGATCGTGCGCACGGTAACCACCTACGAAGGCTGACCCGTGGCCGCGCCGACCTACGCCACCGACCTTGCCGACATCACGTTGGCCGAGTCCACCTCGGATGGCGGCACCTGGACGGCTATCGGCGGCGGCAACATCACGCTGGGCGCGGGGCCGGACTTCGCCATGCAGGGCACCAACTGCGTGGACGCGCGGATCAGCAACACCGACAAAGGCCCGGGCGTGCCCACGGCGACGCAGACGCTGGGCGCCTCGGACCACATCTTCACCTGGGTGTTCATGGCCACGCCGGGGCTGACTGCGACGCTGCAAAACGGCGGGGTCACGGTGGCGATCGGCAACAGCGTTTCGGCGCTGGTCAAGTACCACGTCGAAGGCAACGACACCTTTGGCGCGGCCGGCCGCGTGGCTCGCTGCTACCCGATCCGCCCAATCAACTCTGCCAACACCTCCGCGCCCAACTACCGCACCTTGCTGGGTTCTCCGAGCGGTGTGTTCAGCTTCTTCGGTGCAACGGCCAACATCGCTGGCACGGTGCGCGGCAGCAACCTTGGCGTGGATGCCATCCGCCGAGGCACTGGCGTCTACATCACCGCAGGCGAGGTGGCGGCGCCCGGCACGTTTTCTGGCGCAGCGACGGAGAACGACCTCATCGCCAACCGCTGGGGCGTCATCTCGTCGATTGCGGGTTCGAGCTACGAGCTTCAGGGCCGCTTTGTCGTGGGCCAAAGCACGGCCGGCACGCCGACCGCTGCCTACTTCGTTGACAGCAACAAGAACATCCTGCTGACCGACACCCCGCACGCTCAGACCGATTTCACGCAGATCATCGTCGATCACGCTTCGACCACGTTCAACCTCACGAACATCAACATCGAGGCGGGCGGCACCACCAACCCTGGCAAGCTGGTGTTCAACAACGCCAGCACCACCTCGGCCCTGACCAACTGCGGCTTCATCAAGCTGGGCGAGACGGTCCTGCGGGCCGGCGTCACGGCCACCAGCTCCGCGTGGCGTGAGTGCGGGCAGATTACGCTCAACGGCGCCACCATCTCGGGCAGCGCCATCCGCAACAGCACCGCAGCCACGGCCCTGCTGGTCGGCTCGTCCGTCAGCACCCTGTCCGACACCTCGTTCGTGTCGGCCGGCACCGGCCACGCCATCGAGATCACGGGCGGCACTGAGCACACGTTCAACGGCCTTTCCTTCACCGGCTACGCCGCCAGCAACGGCAGCACTGGCAACGAGGCGGTCTACGTCAACATCGCCAGCGGCACGGTCACCCTCAACACGGACAGCGCCATCAGCGTGCGAACGGCGGGCGCCACGGTCAACGTGGTGGCGGGTCAGAAGACCCTGTCGGTCACCAACGTGGTCAGCGGCTCGGACATCGTCATTCTGTCGGCGGGCACCACTACCGTGCTGGCAAGCAACGACGGCGCGACCAACCCGGTCACCTCGTTCGACTACAGCTACACCTACGCCGCCAACACGTTCGTGGACATCGCCGTCTACCTCGCCGGCTACGTGCCCTACATCGTGCGCAACTTCCTGCTGCCGGCCAACGGCGGCTCGGTGCAGGTGGCCCAGGTTCTGGATCGGAACTACACCCCATGAGAACCGTTCTCGCATCCACCGACGGCAAACACATCGGCCAACGCATCGACGAAACCGCGTCGGTCATCACCTTCCGCGACGGCACCACGATGGTCGTCGAAAAGCGGCTGCACGACGACACCGTGCTCGCCAACAGTCACTACGTTCTGTTCCTCTCCAAGGAGTAAACCATGGCCAAGATCACCGACGGCGACCTGCTGGTTGTCGGCACCGAAATCACCATCGACACCACCGCCAAGACCTTTACGCTGTTGGAGGCTGGTAATTTGATTTTCAAAGATGGCGTCACGCTTCAGGCGCTATATTCTAAATTCATTAAATTATGGGAAACGGCTGCATATAACCAGTTTCCTTTTCCGATGTACGCCATCGATGCTAAATCGGGTCAGTTTCAATTTGGTACAGACGGCGGTAGTTTCTCGGGTTGGAAACCCGCCAACGACACCACGCGCCAAGCTCTGCGCGATGGCGGCTGGTCGGAGTTCTCGGCCGCTGGCGTGCTCAATCGCCAGTACGTCGGCATCGTGTCCCTGGGTGAGGTCAGCGCCAATGCGCAGCTCTACTACCAGCGTGCGGCGGCCGACGGCCCGACCAACTTCACCTTCACCGACGAGGTCAACGAAGGCATCCAGGTCTTCGGCGATGCCGATAACGGCAACTTCGACAAGCGGGCGTTCTTCAAGGCCTACGCCCGAGAGGAGCAAAAGACCTACGCCTCGTCCACCCTGGCCGACACCGGCCAGACGGCGACCGGCGCCTACACGGTCAACGTGCTGCTGGCCAACGACACGGACCTCAACGTCCTGGTGGCGGACAGCGGCATCGGTGTGGCGCCGTACACCGGCATCAACATCAGCTACTACTCGTCGGCCCGCCTGATCGACATCAACGGCCCGGCCGACGACTTCCCGTTCTCGATCATCGTCGAGGGCAACAACGCGGACCTGCAAGAGATCTACACCAAGGTGCAGTACCTGCTGCGGCAGGCCACCGACATCAACAGCGCGGCGGTGGACAGCGCGGGCGAGAAGATCGGCAAAGTCCAGAACGACCTGATGTTCTTCGTCGGCCC